CCATAGAAGGAATCGACAGAGTGCGGCTCCATACAACCGAACCATCCCGATATCCCGTGAATGTGAGATCAAGGGCTTCATACCATGCCGCTGTGAAATCACCACCAACAAACCTCCAAAGTTCGTCTCGACTGATTCTAAACCCATTGGCAGCGTCCGACCCATAGGGGGTGAATAGCGCACGGTCACCGACGATCCCATCGTCGTAGCCGCCGAAGTCCACATCCTTGATGTCGTAGTATGCCCATCGTCCTGAGAATGGTTGCCATTCGGGATTCGATGCAGGAACGACGAGATTGCTCAAGAACTGAAATCCTTGGTAATCTCCGATAGGACTTGCAACCACGAACGCAAGGTTTACTGGTACTGTAGGCTCAGGCAGATCCTCAAATGTGAGTGTGAGATTTGCGTGTGCTGCCGTTGCGATAAATGCTGTTGCGATTAGTGTCTTCATTGTGTGTTTTCCTTGTAGCAGTCCCAACCCAAAGCGTGTGCAATATCTTCCTTTGATGAATTTTCCGATCCCCGTTCATTGTACTCCGCAAAACCACAATACATCCGTCTTGCCTCATTCCGTTCATCTGTTCTTTTTGCGAGTTCGGTACGAAGAGACTCAATCTCCTTGGCACAACTTGTTAGGCATTCAGTTGGCATACCATCCATCATTTCCACCATCCACTTGCGATTTGCTGCTATCTCGTCAAGTATCCAACGATTTGGGGTGTAATCAGCCATTGCCGTCCTCCATCAAGAAGTTTTGCTCATTCAGTTTTTCAAATCGCTCGTCAAGTTTCTTCTGCAACTTCTTGCCCTCTTCCGATTCCTTCCATGCTTCGATGGCAGGATGACTGCAAGAACAGACAAGTGCTTCGTCGGTGTTGGGACCGACAAGCATTCCATCCCATTCGTTGCACCAATGCCAACCCTGCTCCCACTCTTCCTTGGTGAGTCCTGTTCCTGATCGGTCAAGTTCGATGTAGCGTTCTCTGTTCATAATACCAAAGGTGGGAATCGAACCCACACTACGAGATTTTTGAAATCTCCGACTCTACCGTTGGTCTACTTTGGCGTATTTATTGTACTAAACTCAGTTTCTAAACGCAACCACTTTCTAATACAATTGTCACTAACTCCATATTTTTTTCCAACTGATACGAAACTCATAGTTTCCAAATCAGTTTTCAACTCAGTCAAAGGTGGTCTAACTACTTTTCGCTTTTCTACTTTTGGAATTTTTGTATTTTTGTGATAACAAGTCGAAGAGCAATATTTTTTATTTGATGTATTGCTACCACAAGCTAAACAATTATATTTTTTGGATACAGTTGTATTAATATTACTGATATTATTTTCGTTCTGTTTTTTATTTCTACCTTTCCAAGTATCAGTCAGAGCATGACAGTTTGGGCAAAGTAATTGTAAATTATCGTATTCATTATTTGTTCTATTACCGTCTTTGTGGTGAACTTCCAAAGGGATAGGAGATTCACGCCAATCTGTTAATCCACACAATTCACATTTATGAGATCTTTCGGTGATTAGATGTTTTTTGGAACTCTTATAGGAATTATATTGTGACCAATCCTTTAACTGTTGACCTTTATTCCACGCTTTACCTGTCCAATGGGAAGTATCTATCTGATAGAGTTGTAGATACTTTTTAACTACTGAAAAAGTTCCACCAGCATTTTCGCTATATCCTAATTGGCGTATCAATCCTGCCACACTTTTACAATTGTTTGCTAACTCTTGTAATTTTTCTTTACCAATTTTATCTAATCTATTATAGTTTTTCATAAGGCAGTTCGAACTCCTACTAGTATATATACGAACTGCCTTTTTAATGGGATTGGTGGGATTCGAACCCACAATGTTTCTTTAAATGTGACGAATTTTAAATTCGTTGCGTTTCGCCAGTTTCGCCACAATCCCGAACTACCCCGCCTAGATTCGAACTAGGAAAAAGAGAACCAAAGTCTCCTGTGATACCGTTTCACCACGGGGTATTAAAACACATTACTTGCAAGTGCGTACATTGCAATACCACTTGCGGTCCCTACATTCAGACTCCTTACACTTCCATACTGCTTAATATACAGTATGTGGTCACAGATGTCAAGGATTTCTGTTGGAAGACCGACTTGTTCTTGACCAAATGCTAGAACATAATGTGTATTTGTATTCCATGAAAATTCATCAATCGCAGAAGCACCTGGCACATTATCTATGCCAATAACTCGTACTGTTCCGTATGTACCTCGAATGATTTTGATTCTTTCTTCAAGTTCAGAAAAGGTTCTGGTATGAAGAAAGTTTGTATAATGATGTGTACCGACAGTGCCGCGACGATCATATTGTTTTGATCCGTAAAGAATTACTTGTTTTGCAAGGAACGCATTCGAGTTACGAATGACTGTAGCAATATTGAAATCATTATATAGATTGCTACAAACCACGGTAAAATTATTCCGTTTTGAATCCAGATCAGCAATGATTGCTTCATGCGACCAATAATGGTAATGATCGATGATGTTCCTCGTTTCCATAGTCGCATTATACCAGATCTGTTCACTTTGTCAACCCCCTGCGTTTAATTTCTGCTTCAATCTTTTCTAGTTCTTTTTTCGCATCGATCATTTTGTTTTTGAAACTTTTACGATCTTTATACATGTTTTCCATCAGGTCTGGAAGAAATCCACGAACATCTTTTCGATATGTTGTTCCATTTGCTGCAATGGAAAGATTCTTGTCTTTAAATTCTTCGATGGATTTCATGGAAACAATTCCTTGCTTTAGAATTCCTTCTGGGGAAATTACACCTCTTGCTCCCTCATTTGTAATGGTTTCGGGAGAAATATTGTATTGCATGATCAAGTGGGGATACAGACTGTTCAAGTCATATGACACTACCCAATCATGCATTCCAACAATCGGTTCCTTGACATAAGCACCAGCATATTGCTCATCCTTACTTCCTCGCTTCTTGGAAGGAATTACAATTCCACGATCACTCAGATAATTGTAAATTATCACATCCCATGTTCGAACTTGAGAGAATACATCTTGAAAATTTACTCCCGCAGAATATGCCAATGCAACTGCAAGTTCTATTAGTTTTAGTTTCTCTTCAAGTTTCTGAACAAGTTCGACATCTCGAATGTTATACTCAATAAACTTTTGAAAATCTTTCTTGTAGAATTCTGTAATGCTTTCGTATTCAGAATAAGAAAGTTTCTTTTCTCCTAACTCAACATATGAAATATGATTGAGACTATAAGACTCTTGATTCACATATGTAAATGTTTTGTAAAGTTCATAATAATCTAACATTGATATTCCAACGATATCATACATTAGATCTTCTCTGCCTTTTCTACTGATAAACTTCTCTTTGATCTTTCCCCACGGAGAAAGCATCTTTGAGTATTTCTTACCAAGAACTTTAGTAATTCTCTTGATTAAATACGGAAAGTCGAAGAAACGAATGTTCCAACCCGAGACAATATCAGGGTAATTTTGCGAAAAATACTCAACAAAAGATTTGAGTAGATCTTCTTCTGCGGTAAATTCGTAAACTTCAATCTTCTCTGTTGTTTTGAATCTTCCTTTACAGAAAGTTGTCTTTCCATTTTTAGTTGATGAGATCGTGATAGCAATAACTTCTTCTTCTGGATTCTCGACAGAGGGGAATCCTTTTTCTGACGATGTTTCAATGTCGATGTATGCGATATCGAGTTTTGAGAAGTCATATGAGATACTGGTTCCGTAAATATTATTTATAAATTTATATTCTACAGGAATATCACCATGAATATCGAAGTTCTTAATGTTTGAATATTGATCAATAAATTCTTTGTAAGAATCATATGATTCAAATTTTATTTCGGAAAGATATTTCCCATCAATTGATTTGAACTTTGTCTTGTCGTTTGATGACAAGAATAAAGAGTTTTGAAAATCAACTTCATTATAATTAGTATCTCCAAATTCATCCTTCTCTGCAAGGAGAATTTTCTTGTAATCATAATAAACATTCGTGTAAAACTTCATATGCGTATTATACCATACCATTCTCATCTACACAACAATTATCTAAACACTTTTCAAATGGTTTTGCTTTGATATTTG